TTGGCTCTGCTGGTAAAAAAGTATTAGGTGTCGGAACTGCCGCGGCTGGGATGGTTGCAGCAGTTGAAGCCGCAACAGTAGCTTTCGCTTATTCAATGCGAAAGATGTATTTTGCATCCGAACTTTCTGGCTCTTCAGTCAAGAATATGGAGGCCATGGAATTTGCCGGTAAACAGGTTGGTATCACGGGCGACGCCATGGCTAACGCCCTTCACGGGATGGGGCAAGCCCTCCGGCTCAACCCCGGCTTGAAAGCCCTTGTGGAGAGCTTTGGGGTCAGAGTTGAAGGCAGAGACACCAGCGATGTGATGATGGATACGGTCAAAGCTTTAGGTAAGATGCCGGAATACATTGGAGTCCAGTATGCTGCCTTGCTCGGAATGGATGCAGACACCTTCCACCAAATGATGCACCACCAACGGGAGATTGCCGAAGCCAAAAGAGAACAACTTGCCTTATATAAAGACTTGGATTTTGACCCGGATTCCAAAAAGAATAAAAAAGCTATTCTCGAATACACCAAAACTTTAGACAAGTTAAAACAAGAATTTTCTTTGCTGGGTGATGCATTCCTTGTTGCCACATTACCTGCATTTAAGAAGTTTTCGGACGGTGTCAAGAATGAAGTAATTGATTTGATGAAATGGCTCGGGGGCCAACAGACTACTGGAAATCTTCTCAAGGGAACCGAACGGCGCATTGAAGGTGGCATCGGAGAAGCAACTGGTTTAAACATTACAGGGTTCTTCGATAAAGGCGATGAATATATCGATAAACTCTTGGGGATAGCTCCGGGTTCTAATGTTACTCCTTTTCAAAATAAAGGTGGAAGTTCCTTGCGCGATAAGGTTCGCGGATTGTTTGGGGAAAGTCCGATGTCACCTTTAGATGGAGCATCTTCGGCCAGACTTGGAAGTTCACAATCTATTTCAAATTCTACAGTGACCTACAATACAACAAATAACATTTCCGGTACTGGTTCAGAGTTGGCAGGCAAGGCACTGAAATTGCAACCTCGCCCAGCAGGTGACCAAGTCCGTAATATGGCGGGGAGAGTTCAATAATGGCGGACTTTACCGGATTTGTAAATGCAGCGGCGCAGCTTGGAATCGAGTCTGTTTTCATTAAGCCTGCCCGAAAACTATTCAACGTCACCCAGCCTGATGGAACTTCTCTCGATGATATTATTGCGCAGGCGGTGATTGAAGAACGTCATTCGGATGAACTCGAAATCACAAGTCATCCGGTAGAGCAAGGTGCGTCGATTGCTGACCATGCTTTCAAACACCCCGCTGAGGTAATACTTACAATGGGTTGGTCCAACAGTCCATCCCAATCCGGGGGTATAGTAAATTCCCTGCTGAACTCCGGCGTAGCTTATGGCGCGGCTACCAGTTCAGCAGTTCGACAAGTTGCGAATGCGGTGGGTCTTGTTCAAGCAGGATTGTCTACTTATCAATCTGCAATCAACGGAACCTCTCCCGACCAAATTAGTGCTATCTATGCCAGACTGATTGCGCTTCAAGAAAGTCGGGCAATGTTCTCAATTTACACCGGCAAGCGCAAATACGATAACATGGTTTGCAAATCTCTAATCACAGAGACGACTTATAAAACAGCTGAAGCATTAATCGTGACAATGATATGCCAGCAGATAATTGTGGTCAATACTAAGCTCAGGACATTTTCCAAAGAGAATATGTTGGCACCTCAAAATAACATGGATATCTTAAACATGGGTCAACAAAATTTGCCACCCGGATTGTTATCTCCGGGCGCAACTCCTTTATCTTTCGTGAATATAAAGTTCCCATGACCACATACTATGAGGTACCTACAAGTTCGAATAACCAGAAATTCAAGATTGCTCTGGCGGGGGTTACATACACTGTAACTTTGTATTGGTGTACTGCCAACAATACATGGGTGCTAAATATAGCAGATGTGAACGGAGTTGATATAGTGACTGGTATACCTCTGGTAGCAAACGTAGATTTGTTGGAGCCGTATGCTCATTTGAACTTCGGCGGGAAGCTGTTGGCCTTAACGGACGATGCACCTGATTCCGCTCCTACTTTTCTAAACTTAGGTAGCACCGGCCATCTTTATTTTGTGAGCACCCCATGAGTCAGCCGGTCTCAGACCAGTGGGTTCGTAAAATTGGCCTCTTCGTGTATGGCTTTTCGACTTCGCTTGATTTGTCGGATATGCATATCAAGTTTCAAATTGAAAATGCTCAAATCGAAACCCCCAACAATGCAACCATTAGGGTATATAACTTATCCGATGCTACTATAAAACAAATCCAAGGAGAATTCAGCCAAGTTATTCTCAATGCCGGTTACGAAGGTGGAGATAACTATGGAGCTATCTTCCAAGGTCAAATCAAGCAGTTCAGGATTGGAAGAGAAAATGCCACAGATACTTATTTAGATATTTTAGCCGCGGATGGAGACATAGGGTATAACCAAGGATTCGTGAATGAAACTTTAGCCGCAGGGCATACGCCACAGCAAGCAATAGATTCTATTACTGGTGCTATGCCAAACGTATCGGTGGATTACAGCAACTTGTCGAACCAGCTTCAATACAACACCAATCCAAGGTCTGCAATTTTCTTTGGGATGGCTAGAGCGAAGTTACGGTATGTTGCAAACTCATTGAATGCGCAATGGTCAATCCAAAACGGAGTGGTTGTTATCTTGGATAAGACCGGTTATTTGCCTGATGATATTCTTGAAATAAATTCAGGAACTGGAATGATTAGTCAGCCTGAACAAACGGAAGACGGTATCAAGGTTCAATGTTTACTTAATCCTAAAATCAGATTGGGTGGAAGGATTAAACTTAACAACGAAGCCATTAACCAGATGATGCAACGTGACCCAAGTTCTGCACCTGTATCTTATAATTCAAGAGCTGGTATTTATTTCCTGACACCTGTATCTGGGGATGGCGTGTATCAAGCATTTGCTATAACCCATGAAGGGGATAACCGCGGACAACCTTGGTATACCCACTTAGTGTGTTTGGCAGTCAATCCATCGGCCACTGCTGGCCAAGAGATAAGGAGCCTATAATGGATAGACGGGAAAGAATTGAAAGCGCGGAAACGGCCCTTTTAGCTGCGCTACAAGGCTGGCAAGCTGACATGTGGACAGCTTTACCTGCCGTTGTCCAATCATTCGATGCTGCCGCTAAAACTGCAGTTGTTCAAGTAGCGATCCGCATGCGATTAACGTCTCCGATAGATGGTTCTCAAACTTGGGTAGATATCAAACCGATTGCAGATTGCCCGGTTTACTTCCCATCTGGAGGCGGGTACACTTTAACTTTTCCTCTAGCCAAAGGCGATGAGTGTTTGTTGGTATTTTCTTCAAGGTGTATAGATGCATGGTGGCAGAATGGCGGAACCGAGAATATTCAAAACATGATGCGAATGCACGACTTGTCTGATGGGTTTGTGTTTGCAGGCATTAGTTCGAAGCCAGCTGTGCAACCTAATATTTCCATAAATTCTGTTCAGCTTCGAGACAATGCTGGTACTACTAACATAGAGTTGGCATCTGGCACAATCAACATAAAAGCAGCAACAGCTGTTAATGTTATTGCACCGGCTATCAATCTTAAGAATGCAGGCAGTGCTTTAAAAAAGTTGGTAAATGAGACTTTTTTAACTTTGTTCGATTTACATGTACATACAAGTGCGGCAGCAGGTTCTCCGACAAGTGCTCCAACTGTTTTAAGTAGTGCAGCAGATAAAACTTCAGTAACCCAAGCGGAGTAACCTATGGCTATTACCTCAATGACCTACAGAAAGTTAAGCGATGGGGGCGATTACACCTTTGGTATGGGTGCAAGTAACTTCTACGTGAACACACCGGAAGCAGTAGCTCAAGCTGTTCAAACTAGGTTAGGATTGATTCAAGGCGAGTGGTTCTTGGATGTAACTGCTGGCACACCTTATCTGACTAAGATTTTAGGTGCTGGTATGATCACAACATATGACCAAGCCATACAAGAAGTGATCTTAAATACACCCGGTGTTCAGCGCATTACCTCATATAATAGCACCTATAATTCGACAGCAAGAAGTGTGCAGATTGTAGTTACCATCGATACGGTGTTCGGAACGGTCACCTTATCAGCAGCAGCTTCCAACAGCGGTAAACTTTTAGATATCTCGTTTGTATTAGGTCAATCGACCATAGGTTAAAGGAACCGATATGAAAAAACTAGTCGCCTTCTTGATGCTCACCTTCTACATGGCACAATTGAGTGCTGCCACCATTTTCGTTCCCGGTCAGGTATTGACTTCTTCACAACTCAATGCCGCCTTTGCGAATGCTTCAATCACAAGTGGAACCATCACGGGTGCTACCATCACAAATTCTCCAATCAGCGGAAACAGTGGTTCATTCACCTCTCTGGTTTCTTCATCTACTTTTACTGCGAATGCAGCTACAGCAAGTTCGGTATCCGTTACTGGAACTTTGGCTAATGGGGCACAGGTAGTATCTTCATACACTGCTCCTTCTATCCGCAGCGGTTTTGGAACTTCAGCAGTCGTTGCCACTAACAATGGAACGTCTACTTTTACAATAAACGTTGGAACCGGTGGAACTGCAGCAAGTGGAGTAGTAGCTATGCCAACTGCTACTACTGGTTGGAGTTGCTCAATACATCCTACGGCAGCACCTCAAGCTGGTGCAGTTATGTATGCGCAGGCAACTACAGCTTCCTCAGTTACTATTACCAATTACACACTTTCAACTGGTGCTGCTTTAGCTTGGCCGGCTAGCACTATCTTAGCTGCCAACTGTGTGGGTTACTAAAGGTTAATCATGGCCGGACCTTATCCGTTAGCTACACTTGGACCAACCATCTCTTCGACTGGAATCTCAATCCCGTCTTATAATGATATACTCCAAAGTTTAATAGCTTCGTTTCAAGGTATTTACGGGTCAGCCATCTACATCTCTCCGGACTCACAAGACGGCCAATGGCTTGCTGTGTTAGCTCAGGCACAGCACGATAGCAACCAAGCTGCGGTAACATTGTATAACGCATTTTCGCCAACTTACGCACAGGGCGCGCAGCTGTCAGCCCTTGTGAAAATTAACGGGTTAGCTAGAAACATAGCTACCAATTCCACAGTGGTGGGAAATGTGGTAGGAGTCGCTGGCACAGTTGTTCAGAATGCTGTGGTGCAAGATTCTGCTGGAAACTTGTGGAATCTTCCTGCCTCAATTACGATTCCCGGAGGCGGTTCAATCTCCGTAACAGCTACAGCTCAGAAGTTGGGAAATATAGCTGCAGCGATTGGTACGGTTAATAAAATCTTCACACCTCAATTGGGGTGGCAATCTTTTTCAAACACCGCAGCAGCAGTCCAAGGCGCTATTGTGGAAACAGATGCAGCTCTACGCGCTCGACAATCCACCTCTGTTGCGGTCGCAGCTTTTGCAATCATAGATGCAATCAGGTCAGCAGTAGGTGCGGTTGTTGGGATTCAAAGGTATGCAGTCTACGAAAATGATACGGCAACGACCGACGTAAA